TTTATTGCACACTTACACCCACCATCAGTTGAACGCTGACAGTAGCAAGCGTGTGCTCCTGAACCATTCATATTGTCGAATATCTCATCTAGCGTATTAGCTTGGGGTTTGGGGGTCATGACTCTGACTCTCTTTCGTCTAGCTCATCTTGTAGTTGGTCATAGGTGTAAAGCTTCAAACTGTCTACTGAGCGTGAATGTCCACTATTGTTTATTCTATCGTCTATTATACTGGCGTACCTGCTTATAATAGTTCCTGCACTCTCAGGATTTTCTTGGGTAGCGTTTAACATATCCCACAGTAGCTTAAAGACTGCACGTTCTTTAGTATCTAAAATGTTACTCATCTACTTGTTCTCCTTTAGTTGTTTTATGCTCATATTAGTTCTGCCAATTCCTTATTGTAAATCTGTTCTGCCATTTGTCTGGATATATCAAACACTTTACCAATCTCTGCAAACGTGCAACCGCACTCACGCATTGTGTACACAATTACAGGTCGTAACAGTTGCTCGTTAAATAGATCCTCAAGTGTTCCGTCTTTGGTTTTGATCCCATTCCGAAGCTTCTTTATATTCTCAATATTTGCTTTTGTCTGTACTGGACGTCCTGCCATTACAACTCCTTCTCTAATTTATTTATATAACTTACTAATTTACCTATTGTTACAATGTATTGCTCGTTATAACCAACTTTAGTAGTTTTTACACGTTGCCAGTCTGGTACAATTTCAACTAATTCTTTAGTAATTTTTAATTGGTTTAATCGTTTAGCCATGATATTGCTTTCGGTTGATTGTCTGGCTTTGGTCTTATTGTTAATTTCTCTAAACTTTCGTCTATGCCTTCCATAAACGGTGCTTTATACTTCGGTTCAATCTCTTTCGGTTCACTTCGGTACTTAACTGCTCTGAAGCGTCCGATCCTTTTAGTGTCAACCATTCCTTTACTAGTAAGCTCGGATAGCCTAGCACTAGCTTCATAACCAACAAACAACTCTCCTAAGTGTGGTTGCATAAAATCTTTAGCTAAAAACCACCGTTTCGGCTCTCGTTCCATTATTTTCATTATCTTTTCTTGCTGTGTCATCTTATCCTTTCACTTCCAGTGCTACTAGCACAAAGAATATTATTGTTATTATTGTCCAGATCATTTAGCTACTTTAATCTTGTAGCCGTCTACAACTTTAACTTCATTAATCCAAAGATCATTTATTTCTACATCTTCAATATTAACTTCTAAGTTGTCCACTAAGTGCTGTTTTGCCATTCCCAAAGCTTCATCATAGTTGTACTTGTCATTGACAAAGTGAAACCATTCAGCTTCTTGGTTCTCGCTGTGCATTCCCCAATTTATTATTGCTAGATATAACTTCATTAGTAGTTACCTCTTGAAGCTTCTTGCTGTTCTTCGGATCGTTGGACCATTTTCATTCCGTTCAATCTGTCATTCCAATAAAGAAACTGCATATTGTTTTGAATGTATTTTATCCAGTTTTCTCGGTGATATGTTTCAGTCGTAACTTCTACGGCTTGCTTATTATGTATATGTTTTACTTTTATATCCTTTTCTAAGTATTCACCATACTCACAGCCGTCACAATGTCGGTTACCAATTAGCGTTTTATGACAAGTACAAACACACATTATAGTTCCTCACTTTCTGGCAAGCTTTCGTATTGCTCTTTTAATTCTGCACTTATTAGGTTATGGCGTTCAATACGTCCAAGCCCTTCTTCAACGCTCTCGCTGTCATTACTAGATGTGACAAGTACAGTCACGTCATTAACCTTTACGATTAAGTTATATTCAATATCGGCTTCTTCTCCGAACTCTTTATATGTCATTATGATACCCTCACAACTTCCACGCCATTGACTTCCATAAAGTCTACAGCTTTAATTGTTGCTAGTGGTCTAAGTATTTTCTCAAACTTTGCAACGCTTTCGTCCATTTTTACAAGGTGGCTAGGATAGCCCTTACTTGCTTCGGTTGCTATTTCTACGGCTAGATCGTGCACGCTTGTGCTTTTCAATCTTTCTATAATTTCGCTTCTTGATAGTTTCATTTTAGTTCCTTTGCTTTAGGGTTGGTATATAACCAATGCTTATTCTCTGTGATATAAGTTCTTCCATTATCCTCTTTAATGACTAAAACTCTTTTAATAGGTTTATTGTTTCCTACGCTTCCAGAAGTGCAATTAACGTATTCATTGCTTTTATCTTGAAATTCTATTTTATATTCTATTGTCATTTTCTTAGTTCCTTTCTTTTAATGATACTTACAGTATATATCACCGCATAGTATATGTCAAGTGTTTAGTTGCTTTAATGCTACGTATTAACACCGACAGTATTATCAATGTAAGCATTACCATTATTAGTATTAGTTCTGTATCGCTTGCAAACAGTATATATATAACTATGGCGTCAATCATTAGTAGTTACCTATTAATATAGTTAGTTCAATCAATCCATACACTGCTAGAACTCCAACAGTGTAGTCAAATAGCTTGTTCATTTCTTTCCTTTCAACGTGATAAACACGTACTTATTAGGTGTTAAATAGTGGCGTATAGTAAACATTATGCTTCTACTTTCTTTGGTTCATTACGTTCAACTTGCGTATGTTCAAATACTAGTACAGTTTTATGGCTAACACCTGTGTGTGCTTCACCGTCCTCAAGCTTCTCAAACTCATCACCCTTAAAGGTCCAAGTTTTAAGAGTTGCTTTTTGTCCTTTAATGACATGATAGCCACGTGTCAACCATTGGTTATATGTTCCATGTTCCCATCTTGAAGCTTCATATTTAGGCTGTATTGCATATAGTTCATACATAGGGCGTTTCTTAAACTCTGGCTTTTTATATTCTCCTGCGTGGTAGCGTTCACCTTTTCCACCTAGCTTTTCACTTGCTTCTTTCCAAGCGTCACCATGCCAAACACGTTTCTTAAGTGTGTTGTTCTGTTCTGCTACAGCGTGGGCAAGTTCATGTATTAAAGTATTATTCAATTCAGCGTCCGAACCATTTTCAACAAAATCATCATGTATAACAATTTTATTAGTACCATGTTGATAGTAAGCTAAAGCATTACCATGTACAGGGTCAACAAACAATTCAGGCGTTTTAACTGTATAGCCTGCTTCTCTTGCGTCTTGTGCTAGTTTCATCAATTCTTTTTCTAGATCTTGTATTAACATTGTAGTTCCTTTTCTTTTAATGATACCTCTATTGTAGCAAAGATATTGACATAATGCAAGTACTTTATTGACATAATACAACCAACAGGGATAATTCCACCGATTTGGCGTGCAAACCAATATAGAACTATTACACAGCATTGACTTAATGGTATTATAAGATATATGAATGATACAGATATAACTACATTAGAAGAACTTACAGCAGAAGAACTTACTTTTTCCAAGTTAGTTGCTAAAGGTGTAAGCGGTACTACAGCGTATAGGCGTGCGTTCCCAGAGAAGTCACATTTAACGTATGACACTATGAGGGTATACGCAAGTAAGTTATTAGCACAAGTTAATATCTTAACAGAGGTGACAACCAGTAAAGAACGTGCTTCACGTATGGTAAGGCTTGCAGAAGAACGGATTGAAGATATATTAATCAACGATTTATCAGATACAAAAGGTAGTAAAGTTGCAGATGTAGCCATGTTTATGTACGAGCAGGGTAACGGTAAAGCTACCCAGAAAGTACAGCATACAGGTGCATTCGTATCTGTTAACTACAACTTATCAGGCAAGGAAGAAGCTATACCTCAGGAGATCATTGACCAGTTGAAGGACCAAGAAGAATAATATAGAAAATATTTCCAGAAATATATATTTATATGCCCCCCCACCTCTGTTGGCTTCCAAAAGCTACTCCCAGTTCTAGTATATATATGTATAACCATAGGGGAGTGTCTAGCCAGACATCAACTGTACACGTGATTGTAAAATAATTTTTCACTGTATATATTGACTATGACCATGAACATGTATATAGTCATAGTCATGAACATATATATCAATAAGCTAAATACCGAACGACTTGAAAAAGAACCGAACAAGAGTGGCTTGATAAATCAACTACTTGAACGTCACTATTCTATAGGTGAGAATGTACCTGAGAAAAATATTTCGTTGGCTGACGCCAATATAGTGGAAGCTAGTAAGGCGTTAAGGGAAGCACCTGTGCCGACTGCTGACAGGAGTGGAATTGACGATAAGGGAAATATCTTTACTGCTAGTACACCTGTAGGACCGAACCTATTTTTTGATGAGTTTAATGAAGCGAAGGAAGCTGGTAAGCGTGATGTGCCTAAGTGTTGCACGCTGAAGAACCCTTGTAAGCACTGGCAGAACGACAGTGATCGTGAGGGTTATGTGAACACCTTTACAGGGGGGTTTAGAGAATATGAAGTATAAAATAAGGGAGAAATAAATGACTATTCAAGATGACAACGAAGCACGAAAGAACGTACTAGCAGGGGCAGAACTGATTTACAATCCAGTTAAAACCACTCTAGGACCAAAAGGCAGAAACGTGCTGATTAAGGATAAGTTTGGCAAGTTTACCGTTACCCATGATGGTGTGACCGTTGCTAGAAGTATCAACTTGAAGGACGATCCGAAGTCTATTGGTGTTGAGATAGTAAAAGAAGCAAGTCGTAAAATGGACGAAGTTGGTGATGGTACTACCTCAGTGACAGTTTTGACCTACCACCTGATTAAACTGGCGAACGAGTTAGTTGAGAAGGGTGAAAGTCCTATGATGATTAAACGTGAACTTGAGAACCTACTACCTGGACTGCTTGCGAAGGTGGACGCTCAAGGTATCAAGATCAAGGCGAACCACGAAGATGTGAAGAATGTCGCTACCGTATCTGTTGGTGACGAGAAGCTTGGTACTCTAGTGGCTGACTTGCTCAGTGAAATTGGCTTTGACGGTGCAATCGCAGTTGAAGTGACCAAAGAACTTGAAACGACTAGCGAAGTTATTAAAGGCTACTCATTTGACCGAGGTTACATGAACCCCTACTTTGCTGGTGATAACAGGGAAGTTAGCCTGAAGAACCCTGCAATTATTGTCACTAGTGGAGTGATGACCGACCTAGAGGAATACAAGAACGTGTTTGATAGTTTGTTTGAGAACAACATTAAAAACGTGCTAGTTATCGCTGACAACATTGAAGCTGACGCTTTGAACACTCTGATATTGAATAAAGTCAAAGGTGCACTAAATGTGGTTGCAGTGAAAGCCCCAGGACACCAAGAAGGCAAACTAGATAACTTGAAAGATATTTGTACCATTACTGGTGCTGAACTGATAGATCCAACAATCGGTGACTGGCAAGAGAAGCTTGGCTTTAACACTCTAGGTGCTGCAGAAAAGATCACAATTGGCTATGACGAAACAATTATTGTCAATGGAATGGGTGATAAGGAAGCAATCAAGACTAGAGTTACCGACCTGAACCGTAGACTGAAGAAAGCTAAAGTTGATACCAAAGACGATATTCTACACCGTATCGCTAAACTAGAAGGTAAAGTTGGCTTTATCCGAGTTGGTGGTGCTACTGAAACGGCTGCAGAGGAAACCAAGTACCGTATTGATGACGCTGTATATTCAGTAAAGGCTGCATTGAAAGAAGGTATTTGTGCAGGTGGTGGTGTGACTTTGAGAGATATTGGACTGACTATAAGCACTGATAAATTAGTAGAAGGAATTGTGCACGAAGCACTTTGCATGCCAGAAAGGGTACTACTTGAAAACTCATCTATAGATCCTGACGAACGTGCAATGCTGAAAACTGGTGAAGGTATTAACGTACTTACTGGCGATCACATTGAAATGGTTAAAGAGGGAATTGTTGATCCAGTAAAGGTTACCAAAGAAGTTGTACGTAACGCTTTCACTCAAGCAATGGTGGCAATCAGTGTTGGTGGTGCAATCGTAGATGTTCAACTATCACAGGAAGAATTAACACAATTAATGGGAATGGGGCAATAGAATGAAAACTATTGATGTTGAGGACGCAATGGCGTTGGAAGAAATGGAACAGGTTAGCTTGCGAAATGGTAGAACTCGCAGGGCTATTAACAATACCTACGGTGTAAAATCACCGACCAAGAAAAGACGGAAGTTATCAGGCAACCGAAAATGGAAAGATAAGGACGCTCAGTACGTAGAACTTGAAGGTCAAATGGCTGCTAAAGAGTTCAATGCACGCCAAAACGGTATCAAGGCTTTGAAGAATATTGAGAAGCAACGAGCGAAGCAGAACAAGAAGCACAGCTTATATTAAAGCAAGTGTTTGTGTTAATATTAGATTAAACACAAACATCTTCAAAACAGAAAAAACTTAAATAAAGGAGATGAAATGCCGAAAAAAGGACATAAACTATCAGACGAACAGAAAGCTGCTATGGCTGCAGGTAGAGCAAGATCTAAAGCTAATAAAGATGAACCAGACTTCGTACCTACACAGGTAGTGGAAGCTAAAGCGAAAGCTGAAGCACTGAAAGAACCCACAGTAAAAGATGAAACAATTGACGTGGCAGAGGAAACACCGAGTTCACCTGCATTACCAGTTGCACCACAAGTAGATGTTGCTTTGATAGCTTCAATCGTGGCTGCAACCCTAGAACTGCAGAAGCAAAACCCACAAGCTATGGCTGCTGCACCGTCACAGAAAATTGATGAAATTGCACGATTATCTGGTGCTTCAGTTGGTGCTAACGGAGTAGAGGGTATTGTTAGTAAATATCCAGTAGAAAAGTCCTACTACCCTGATCCAACTAACCGATTAATGGCAGAGCCGAGTTTACAGAGATTTGCACTGCAACACAACTATCTATTCAGATGGAATGTTGACGGAGTAGAGTACATTAAAAATAACGTGGCGTTTTCTGAACCACGCTTCACTTTAGAACTGTTTAGAAAAATCTATGATGATGATGGAGTGCCTACAGGTAAGGCTGCACTTGTCACCAGAAATATGCTTCACGAAGATCAAATGACTACCAGAATGGCTTCAGTCAAACTTGGACTAGTTGAGAAGTTTGGTGAAGGTGAAGATAATATGCGTGAATTGATGGACGAAGTACGATACTGGCGAATGCAACAGTGGTTGTTCCAGGTATTTTCACCAGCTAAGATTGAAACACACCGAAAACGTCCAACTACTCAGGTAATTGACGGCAAGGTTGTGGAAGTCTTTGACACTGAAACACTAATAGACAAGGAAAGTGCTCAAACACAATCGTCTACACTACAGTCACAAGCTGGCGTTGGTGGCGTGGCTACACCAGAGTAGACAAATGGAGAATGAGAAGTTTGTATACAAACCTCATACAAAACAACAGAGAGCACACAAAGCTTTTCTAGTTGATGGATATGATAGGGGTACTTTGTTTTGGGGTAGACAGGTTGGTAAATCACTGTGGTCAGTGAAACATACCGAAATGGGTGCTACTTATAAGCAAGGTCCTTATCATATTGTTTTCAATACTCACAAACACGCTAAAAAGGTCATGTGGCGTCAATATAAGCATACGATCCCTGAAGAAATGATCTATGAAACCAACGATACAGACCTACTTATTACACTGAACTACATAAAAGGTGCATTTAATTTACCTGGTATTGGCTGGCAAGCTATAAAACACAATCAGGAAGCACAACGCTCAACAATTCAATTACTTGGATCAGACTATGCTGATGACGATAGAGGTTTGAAGTCCAATGGAATGATATTTGATGAGTACCAAGACCAAGATCCAATGAACTTTGAGGACGTTTATAAATACTTCTTCACCACCACTCAAGGTTGGGCTTGCTTTATGGGTACTGCAAAGGGCTATAACCACTGGTGGGAACTACTTGAGTATGCTAAACAGGCTAAACACAAGCGTTGGTTCTACCTTGAAGCTAAATATATGGATAACCCTGCAATTATGCCGTCACCACAAGAATGGTATGCAACTGAGAAGCAAGAAGCACTGGACAGAGGTGAAATGGAAAGCTTTGAGAGAGAAGTTGAACTTAAGTTTACAGCCACAGCAGGGCAAGTTTACAAGTGGTTCAAACGTGAGATCCACGTTATACCTCAAAACGACAGGCGTATACCTGAGAATGGCACTATATATGTGACTTGGGATTTTGGTTGGAGTGAAGGACACCCTACAGCCATAAATATAGTGGAGATAGATAATCATGGTAAATGGTTCGTAACTGATGAGATCCATGAGTTCTACAAAGATATAGATGAATTGCTTCCTGCACTGAAAACTAAAATAGGAGAGCGTAAAATCACAGCAATTGTGGCTGATAGTGCACGTCCTGACCTAATTGACCGACTAATGAAGCTATTACCTGAAACTTTTGGTAAAATAATACCAGTAATACCTGCACCGAAGCGTCAAAACTCAGTGCCAGACGGTATTGCAGTGTTTGGGGCAATGGTAAAACCTAAGATCCAGCTTACTGGACTACCAGAACCAGACGTTTATTTCACAGAAAATTGTAAGTTTACCAATTACCAGATGGAGAACTACAAATATGCCGAGGTTAAGGACGAGAACAGAAACCCTTCTGACTTGCCGATCAAAAAAGATGATGACCACCCTGACGGTTTACGCTATCTTAAGCTATACTTGAAGTATGGATTACCAGATAGAAAACAATCAAAATACAAAAAACCAACATTTAACACCTATGGGTTAATGAATTAAGGAGAAACAAAAATGAGTAAAACTTTAGATGAAATGACCAACATGAGTAAACAGGAAAAACAGCTTTCTAGGGATTATAGAGAGGATATTGACCAACATGACGGTGCAATTGAGGACTATGACGCATATGAAGCTATGGATATGGGTAAAACCTACGATCCAGTAAGTCGTAAAACTGGCAACGGCTTGACCGATAACATGACTGCAACGATTTACCTAGAGCGTGCAGCACGTGTAGCAGGACAATTACCTGAAGGTGAAACTATGGCAGTTGGTAAAAAAGACTATGGCAAGGGTATGTTCTTGGATATTTTGCGTAATAAGTGGATCTATCCTAACGCTAACTCACAGTTTGACTTCCTGACTAAAATGTTTATCTGGCAGTATGGCTCAAGCCAATACAACTACATGCCTATGCACTATGACATTAACGTGAATGAAAGCACTGGATATGTTGGACCTGATTGTTGGCTATGGTCACCGAGAATGTTTATACCTCAGAGTGGCTTCACTTCAATTAGTGATATGGACTATGTTCATGGACTAGCCGAGAAGTCACCACGTTTCTTTGAAGATATTATTGATGACGAAGATGATGACACTTGGGATAAAGAAGCTATTGAAAGCGTTATAACACAGATCAAAAACGCTACTCATACAGCCGACAGCAAGCGAGATACCATTGCTTACCGAGAGAGAATGAAGCAGTCCACACGTAAAACTGTAATTGCTACACGATATGAAGCAGGTAAAGACGGACGCTGGATTAGCTTCCTACCTCAGTACGGATTTAAGGTGATACGTGAAATACCTAACCCACACAAGAACTCACGAATACCATTTGTTATGAAACGCTGTATTCCTAAATTGGACAGCTTCTACGGTAACGGTGACTTCCAACGCTCAATGCCTATGCAATTTGCTAATGACGGACTAGACAACTTCTACTTCCAGGGTATTAAAGTAAACCTATTCCCTGCATTGATGATTAACATGCAAACTGCAGTAAGACACACTATTAGCCAAGATCCAGGTTCAGTTATAGAGTTTAACGGCTCACCTGACGCAAAACGGCTTGAGGGATCAAACGCTGGATTGTCTACTTACCAGAATGCCAAAGGTATGGCTAAAGGTGCATTGCAGTCAATTGCAGGTACTACCGATACTAGAAGTAATGCTGAAAGTTCATCTGATCCAGGCTTCGGTAAAACACCTGAAGCACTTAAACAGATTAAAGAGCGTGAAGGCACAAGGGATAACTTTGACCGAGGTATGCTAGAACGTGCTATGGCTGAACTGATTGAAGGTATGTACTCAATTCTACCGACAGTCGCTAACGATATACCAGTAGATCTATTTTCTAAAGAGATTGAAGAACTGATTGAAAGTGGCTATGACGATCTAGGTGAAATCTTTAAGTCTTACCGAGATAACCAGACTGCTACTATCCGTATGAGTGAAAGTGGCAACCAGATGAGAATTAAACTAAAACCTTCTGCATTTGACGGTATTAGAGCGAAGTTCCAGCTTAAAGCCAACTCAACTGCTAAACAGACTAGAGAACAGCAACTTGAAGCAATGCAACAGTTCTGGCTATTAATTGGTAAAATGCCGAACGCACTAGACCAGTACCAACAGTCCACAGGTAAAGTACCTGATTGGGAGTATGTCTTTGGTGAAATGGGTAAACTTATGGATCTACCATTCATGGACAAGATGTTTACGGACGCTACACAACAAGCACCAGCTACACCAGCAGGGCAAGAAAGTGCACCGACACCTCAAGGACAACCTGCACCACAGGGGCAACCAGCACCACAACAGCCAATGCCACAGCAACCACCTCAACAACCTATGCCACCTCAAGGAATGCCACCACAAGGGCAACCTCAAGGACCAACTGGACAACCTGATCCACAAATAATGGAGATCATAGCTTCTGCTTCGGCACAAGCACCAGTACAGGTGGGAGAATATCAATTCACAGATCCAGACATAGCAATGCAAGCTTATGAAGCAATGTTGCAAGCTGGACTAATGTAGAAATTGGTAATAACCAATAAATTAAACGAAAGGGCGAATATGTCAGGACCAAAGAACACAGTAATTAACGATCCAACACCATTTTTACCACCAACTCAAGCACCGAAGGAAAAACGTCCAACGGTGAGTGATTGGGCTAGAATTGGTAAATCTAGGAAATATAAGGCTGTAGACGCACAGTTTGAAGCACGCAAAGAATATTGGCGTCACTTCACACCAGACGGCACAGTTTACACAACTCTAGCCATAAAAGATCCTGAAAGTGCTATGAGGTTTGCTGCAATAGCTTCAGAAGTCATTAAAGAAATAGATGACATTCAGTATAGGATCATCTTAGAAACGCAAAAATGACCGACTTTACAGGTATGAACTATGAGGTTAAAGACGATAAGTGGTATCGCTATAAAGGCGTAGCGCCACCGAAGCGTCAATCTCATGGTGTGTCTGAGGACAACATTGAGAGTATTATTAAGAGTAATAACGATCATACCCATAAGTGGTTTCAAAAAGGTCCATACGTATACTGCACTGCAGGTCCAAACGAACATGGTAAAAACGTGGGAGTTTATAGACGGCTTCAGGGTACGGCTGAAGATGGAACACCGATTTTAGTTAAAATATAGTATTATGTACATAAGGTGAACGTCCTACCATAAACGGAGATAACATGTATTCAACACAAGAAGAACGTATAAGGGCAAGAAAAACTTCAATGCGTAAGTACGACCAAAAACGTGCAGTTTTGCATAAAGACCGTATAGATGAGAGAAATCGTAAATATCGTGAACAAAATCGTAAAAAACTTGCTGTAAGGAGTAAAAAATGGCGTGAAGATAATCCTGAAATATATAAAAGTATATGCAGACGTATGAACTTCAGAAGAAGGGGTGCTGCCGTACCAAAGAGTGTAAAGTTAGATTTAATTATGAAGAATAAAGATTGTGCAATTTGTAAGTTAGATTTGAATGGTGATGTTCAGATAGATCACATACTACCAGTAAGCAAAGGTGGTACAAGTGAGTTTGGTAACTTACAAGCTGTGCACTCTTTATGCAATCAGCGTAAAGGTGCTAATATATTACTAAGCGTTTGTCCTGCTTAAGAAACGGATAACACACGTGACGTCCTACGATAACGGATAAGGAGAAATCACATGCCACAACTAGACAACGACAAGAGAAAAATTGATCCCATTATAGCAGCAGCTATGATTGAGGACGAAGATGAAACGCCAGAAGAAAAGGCAATGCGTGAAGAAATAATCGCTGCTAACACTACTGACGAAAAAGAAGAAGATGAAAAAGACGAAGATGATGAAGGTGAAGATGAACCTGAAAAGTCTGAGGATAAGGACGAGGATCAACCAGAGGACGAAGATGAAGGTGAAGAACCTGATCCGAAGAAACCTGTGGAAGCTAAAGACGATCCTGAAGAAGATGAAGATGATGAAGAAGAAAAACCGAAGAAGTCACGCAAAGAGCGTAGGCAAGATCGGAACGAGGACTTTATCACATCTATCAGGAAAGACAACGCTGAAGATGATACCCCAAGCCAGTTACCTCAGTACAATCCTCTAAACTATGATGACGAGGATAAGGAGTTCAAACCAGAAGAACTGAAAGAGGATCGTGAGAAGTATGCACAAACTGCAAGTGCTCACAGTGCTAATCAGGCTAAATACGTTGCTAAACAACAGAACTTCTGGAAAGATCTGGACAGTGAGAGTAAAATCTTAGGTTATGATCCAGAACTAGCTTTCTTAAACGAAACGAAGCCAGACGGCAAACCGAACGATAAGTTTGACGCTGACAAAACTAGTGAAATCAATGAAATGTACCTTAACTTAGTAGGCTTCAAGCAACACCCTAGACGTAACGAACAAGGTCAAGTCCTTGTAGACAACCAGGGTAAACCACTTGTTTCACATATGACAGTAGACCGTACAGACCTTTCTTATGAGAAGTTTGCACGTAAATACGTCAAGAATATGAGTAATTGGGCTAATGAAGCTGCTGACGATAAGATAGATGAAGTCACTAAGAACCTTAAAGGTCAAAAGAAACGTCAAGGTGTTCGTCCTAACGGTGGTGGTAGAAAATCACTTGGGGCACTTAACTTGGGTGATATATCCAATATGGGTGATGAGGACTTTGACAAGAACGAAGATGAGATTGACCGACAGATCAACACTATGCTAGGCATATAGTTGTATACGTCAATTAAATCTAGTATCATATAATTAGCTTAAACAAAAGCAAATAAACAATAAAAAACAAAACAGGAGAACTTAATTATGGCTACAGGTCCTATTACAACTACAACTGCTGCAAAATATATTGCAGAGAAGTGGACACGCAAAATTGAAAAACCATTTTACAAATCTCTTTACTTCGCAGACAAAGTTCTACGACGTGACGAACTTGTATCAGATAGTGGTAACAAGATAAACATTCCATTCCTATCAACATTTAGTGCTAGGGATAAAGCTGCTGGAACAGCCGTTACATATGATAACGAAACTGAAACTGAGATTGAACTTACTATTAACAAGCATAAGTACCTAGCATTCATCATAGATGACATTGTTAAAGTACAAACTCATTACGCTGTTGCTGAAGCCTATCGTGGTGCTCAGACCGAAGCTGTAACTAGAGCTATGGATTACGATCTAGCTTCATTGCACGCTTCTGCTGGTACAAACGTAGCTGGTGGTGCAACGACTGATGACGCTGATATGCTTTCAATCGTACTAGCACTTGACCTTGCAGATGTTCCTCAAACAGAACGATCTGGTGTCTTTGGTGCGAAGGTGATGAACGACCTACTTAACGTGAACAAGTACAACACTTACGACAATACTGGAAAAGCTGGTACTGCAACTCGTAGTGATAATATGATTGCCAATGTTTATAACATTGACATGTTTATGTCTAACAACGTAGTTGATGACAGCACTAACACTCACAACCTTGTATTCCACAAGTCTGCTGTTTCGTTAGCTGTTCAGTTGAAGCCTACATATAAGATGGAAGATAGTGTCGACTATATCGGTATCAAATCCGTACTTCACACAATCTACGGTCTTGCTGTAGAACGATCTGCTGCATTCGTTGACCTAGAACGAAACTCTTAAGAGTTAGTTCACAGTTTGGGGGATCTGTAAAACCCCCTAACCAGAGAAAGCCAATTTTAGTGTGAGTATCGGTATATAAAACAAGGAGAATTATCATGGCTGAAACAAAGCTTACAAAAGAAGAAAAGTTACGTGCTGAACAAAAAAAAGCTGGCTGGTTTACCTCTGAATGGGGTGAGTGGCGAGCACCTGTTACTGAAGTAACTAACGAAGTTAAAGATCCTTACCTGAAGAAAGCACCTGCTAAGAAAGGTAAGAAATAATGAGTACCAGAGCCGACATTAATATCCGAGCAAGAAACGTGGGAATTGATCCTACTAACTATGCGAACGATAGCAAACTAGAACAAAGAGTGATCTTTGAAGAAAAAGCTGTTGGTACAGCAAGTGGTACTGCTGCAAGTGGTACGCTAACTACTACAGGTGTATTCTCAGACGGTGAAACAGTTACTATTGGTGGTAGAGTTTACACAATGAAAACTGCCCTTACTGGTGCTGCTGACGAAGTTCTTATCGGTGGATCTGCTGCAATAAGTCTTGATAACATCAAGCTTGCTGTAAACGCTGGTGCGACTGCTGGAACAGAATACGGTCTTGGTACTGCTGCTCACGAACTTGTGACTGCTACTACTAATGCTGCAACTACACAGTTGTTTGTATCTAGGGAAGAAGGTCTTGGTGCAAACACCATTGAAACGACTGAAACTGCTACAAATGCTTCATTCGGTGCTACTACTCTCGCAGGTGGTGTCGCTGGAACTGCTGCTGCTGGATCAGATAACCAAGCACTACATGGTGGTGCTAGGGTATAATACAGTTGCTTTCATAGGCATAATTAGCCGTCCATACGCCCTGGACGGTTTTTTATTTGCTATAATGAAAGTATTAAACAAAGGAATGTCTATGAAGCCAATGAAAGATTTAATTCTGATAGAGTTAAACCAAGAAGAAAAAGAGAAGAAAACTGACAGTGGACTGTTTTTAGCTGCACCTAGATGGGGCAAGCCTGAGAATATAGGTAAGGTACTAGCAGTTGGTCCTGAAGTTACTACTGTTAAAGAGGGTGAATACTACATGATTAACAGGTACGCTGTGCTAGATACCGAACAAAAAGACGTTAAAATAGCACGTGAAAAGGACTTCCTATGTCATATCACAAACAAACAGCAGTAACAGGTGGACTTGGTGCTGGTAGTGCCACACGACCTGTGGATAATTTAAGGAATAAGCCGAACGTCCAAGACTTGATTAGAGATGGTGAAGGCTATTTGACTGACAGATCTGGCAATTATGAGGTACACTTAGATTGGGAATTAAACGAAGAAGCTGTTAGAGATCATATATTCAAACTGACTGTAGACGGCAAAGAAGTTTACCTAGATATGGAAGAATTATTATTCTACACACGTATAATGTTTATGAAGGGCGATTAAAAAGAACAAAAACAAGGAGAAACAAAAATGGCGAATGCAATTTATCCACTTTATAAAGAAGCCCTTATCACTGGTAGTTCAAATATCAGTCTGAGTGCTGGCAATATTAAAGCTGTATTGGTTGATACTAATACCTATACCTATTCTGCTGCACATAACTTCCATGATGATCTATCTGGAATAGTGTCTACCTCTGGTAACATGGCAAGTAAAACAGTAGCTTCAGGAGTATTTGATTGTGCTGACTTTGCTTTTTCATCTGTATCAGGTGCAGAGAGTGAAGCAATCATTTTCTACATTGACACTGGTGTATCTGGCACGTCACGATTAGTGGCTTACTTTGATACTGGCATTACTGGAATACCTGTCACACCTAACGGTGGAGATATTAATATTACGCTTAACGGTTCAGGAATATTCTCACTTTAAGGGGGTGTTATGGCAATAATTTACGCTGACAGAGTTAAAGAAACTTCTGCTACTACTGGAACTGGAACAATGACACTTGACGGTGCTGTTGCAGGTTTTCAGACGTTTAATGCTGCAATGGCTGATACTGATACCTGTTACTACTGTATTACTGACGGCACTGATTGGGAAGTTGGCTATGGTACTTATTCTACAAACACCCTCGCACGCACAACAGTCATAGCTAGTTCTAATGCTGACGCTGCAGTGAACTGGACTGGTGCAACTGAATTATACATAACGATACCTGCTGCTATACCTGCTGCAACCGTACTAGGATCTGAAGCTTCTACTGATAATGCAATAGCTAGATTTGATGGTACTTCTGGAATAGTCCTGCAAAACAGTCCAGTGATTATTGATGATAGTGGC